CCAAATTCCATACGAAACTTCATAAGATTAGCAGTGCCATTGTTCATACTTTCCAACTGATCTTTGGCATATTGTGACATCTCTCCATCATATCTTTCAGAATTAGATGTTATCATTCTTCTATGATAATCCTCATAATTCTTTTCCAATGCTCTGCAATAATGCCAAACCCACTTCTCAACTTTCTGTGATTGAGTTAGTTTCTCGTCTGGAAAAACTGCTATAGTTGGTATTGCTGTAATCAATTAATCCTCCGATAGATTTGAATTAGTGGTGAGAGAATGTCAGGTTTGACTAGATCTCTCACTTAGGTGACACTTTACAGGGCTGGTTACTAACACTTATCCACGCATTTTAGAATGAATAAAGTTAGCACGAGAGAATACTTCACGATTAACTATCTTATAAGACCCGAATTCATTACTCATAACATAACCTTCATGCCCACATTCTTCACTGCCTATGTAACAATCAATGTCATCATATCTCACGATATGTTCAAACATATCCAACTTGATTGACCACACTAATTTCCATAAACGCATTACATTTATATCTACATTGTTATCAACTGCAATTGCATCTAATGTTAATTCATCCAACTCAATATTTTCACGAATACATGAATTTAATTGCTTCTTAATTCGTGCTACTTGTTTATTACTTGGGAAATCACACAATGTTGACATTTGCCTTGCGAAATTGCATAGTTGTTTTATATCTTCTCTATCATCATCAATATAAACTTCTGGTTGAACATATAGAACATTGTTATCACTTTCCAATACAAATTGTAAAGGATGAGCAATTGCATTTCTTAAATCATCCTCTGCTGTGTATAATGTATGAGGTGCAATTACTATTTTTTGGGAAACTTTATCTGGGAAATCGTATCTGATGGTATTAGGATTGAAACAATCAATGCCACCAAGACCGAGGTAATCACCTTGGTAGATATTAGTTGTATAAGGAAGATTGTCAAAACAGATATGCAAAATATCTGCCACTTCTCCTTTATGGTTTCTATCAATATCGGTATGGTTATGGTTGATTTTGATGAGTTTTTTGTTGAAGACACTTTTAGTTCCTACAAAGAATTTATTATTAGCAGGATTACGTCCCCAAACTATTGCTGGAGATCCGTCAATCTTTACTGATATATGTGAATCAGCAGTAAACCAATTTAACACACTAAGATCACCATTAAGGATGCAATCTTCAGGATGTTCGATATGTTTGTTTTGCATAATAATCACTTAAATAATAACATAAAAAAGGGGATATTGCAATCCCCAAGTGTAATAAATCTTAGAGACTTACACCTGCATACTTTAACCCTTCTTTGGTTAATGCTTCCAGTAATAGTAAAGGAAGGAGTGCAATTGCGAAAGCATCACGAGGATAATCTTTCACGATCTTGTGTAAATCAAGATTGTTTTTCTTAGGAGTTTCTGTTACTTCAGTCACCTTATTCACCTTTGGTTGTGTAACTTTATTTACACGATTAACAGGTGGAGTTGTAACTTTTTTAACAGATATAGTAGACTCCTTGATACTTTTGGTAGCAGATTTAGCAGTTTTAGATGCTGAAGTTCTTCTGCGTGTTGCCATAAGTGTTCAATAATATAAAGAAAAAGTAAGGATCGGTCAAGAGGTGCTTCACCTGTCTAGCAGGTACTAACTCGACCCTTACACTATGAGTACACTTTAAACGCTTCAGTTAGTATTATAAAAACTCTTTAAGTGTTCCTCTTAATTCACCTATTCTGTTTTTTATTAGTTTACCATAACCCTCGTGCAATTCACACCCTATGTAATGCCTACCTAGTGATTTTGCGACCATAGCAGTTGTACCACTACCCATAAAAGGATCAAGAATTATATCATTTTTCTCACTCCCTGCCTTGATACATGGTATTACTAACTCAGGTGGATATACTGCAAAATGTGCATCTTTGTATGCTTTTTTGTTTATATTCCATACACTTCGTTTACGTCTTGTTGGTTCTTTAATTGCATCTACATCAAAATAATAGTTCTGGTTCTTACTTAACAAGAACAAATATTCATGTGATTTAGTACATCTATCTCGCACACTTTCAGGCATAGGATTAGATTTATTCCATATAATATCCTGCCTTAAGTACCATCCATCTGCTCTTAATGCAAATGCTAACATCCAAGGAATACCAATTAAATCTTTCTCTTTAAGCCCATCTAATTTATTACCTCGTCTTGCACATTTGTCTGGTAAATCTTGTTTAGTGTTAGATACAGTTTGTTGTACTAATGCTTGACCTTTTCCAGGTCTATAGTTATAATAACTATCACCAATGTTCACCCATAATGTACCATCCTCAGTTAACAGATTACGCACTTCTCGGAATATCTCTACTAGGTTTTGAATATACTCTTCTGGAGATTCTTCTAACCCTATCTGACAATCCTCCCCTCCATAATCTCTTAAACCATAATAAGGTGGAGATGTGATGCAGCACCTTGCTTTTTCATCAAATTGTTTAAGTGTTTCTACACAATCACCAAATAAAATTGTATCTCTCATTTTGTCACCACTGATACTGCAGCTTCACCTTTATTGAATACAGTATCAACAACTGCCTCAACTTTCTTAGATGTGCTAATACCAACTTTATCATAACAAGGAACAACAACAAGACCATAAGTTTTAGATTCACTACCTTTTCTTATTACTCTACCTATTGTTTGTGATATAGTAATGTAATCCATCGATCTAAGAAACAATGCTGCTTCAAGACCTGCTACATTAATACCTTCAGATAATATACTATGATGTAATACTACAAATCTTTCATTACCTTTACCCCATGTATTGAGGGTATTAAAGAAACTTTCACGATCAACTTTCTTACCATTAATGATAGCACCAGTCTTTGCTGTAATATACATCCAGTTATATCCACGAAGAGATAATTCACTAGCAAAATCAGATAGTGATAATAAACTAACAATTTGTTTAGTAGATCTTGCACAAATAAGTATCTTATCTACATCAAGATCGTCAATGGTTGATAATACATGGTCACAATCTTTCTCATAACCAAATCTACTATCATCCTCAACATCTATCTTCTTAATTACAACTTTAGGTGGTAATATGTGACCTGCTTCCACTAGCTTTGGTGCTGGCACATTAATTAATACATCACCAAATATATCTGAATCATTCATACCTGCTTTAAAAGGTGTCTTTGAATGTTTAGGTGTAGCAGTAAAGAAATAGCAACGATTAGCATATATTGAGAAATACTCAACTGCTTCAATAAAATTCTTTTGAATACTATTATGTGCTTCATCAAAATATATTGTATCTACATTAATATCTGCTTCCTGTATCTTATGTAATGAATGATAGGTAGTAAATATTAACTTATGACGAACAGAATTATTATTCCATACTCTTATCTTATGAGCATTTGTTGTGCTATAGTGATGTGTTTCTCCACTATGAACGTGCATACATTCAATAGTAAGATTATAATTAGCATCTAAAGTTTGCTCAAAAAACTCTGATGATAACTGACTTGCTAATAATATACGAGGTGCAACAACTACAATAGTCTTTGTAATTGAACTCTTAAATTGTCTTTTTGCATCCTCAATCATGCACATAGTTTTACCACCACCAGTGGGAACTATAATTTGACCCTTGTTATATTCACTAAGAGTGTCAATTACAGTCTTTTGATGTTCACGAAGTTCAATCATTAAATAACAATCATTACAATAATTATACCATAAAAGGTATTTTAATGCCACTAGAAGGGCATATACTTACACTAGGGATACAATTTACAGGGCTGCTTATACTTCTTTTGGTTTATAAACTGATGCTGGTTTATCAATACCTTTCTGTAAATGTCTTACTAATTTACTACCTTGTCTCCTAATTTGCCTTCTTTCCTTATTAGTAAGACCACTAGCTTTCTGTGGTTTATAGTTAGGATCTACTTTCTTCTTTGCTCTCTTAGATAATAAGGCAGTTGCTTTCTTTTCTAACTCTTTCTTATTACTTTTACCACCAGATTTAGATGCTCTTCTTTCTAATGCTGCCTTTTTTTGTTGTTCTCTAGGAGATAAACTTGCAGTTCCACGCTTTTTCTCTGGTTGCTGAACTCTAGTCGCTGCCTGACGTTGTTTACCTATATCTTTACGAGGTTTATAATCTTTAGCGGGTGCAGTTTTACCTCCACCCACTGCCTTAACTCTACGTTTTTCAGGTGCAGTCTTCTTTCTAGTCTTACCAATCTTACCTACCTCTAATGGCACATCAGATGGTTTATCTGTATCATAGATTGCTTCACAAATTAAATTAAATTCCTGAAAGGTTTTCATTCTTATATTAAATATGCCTATATTCTATTTAGAAGATGCACCTTTAAAGACTTTATCATTCTCATAAAAAGATTTAACTCTTTCTCTTCTAAGTTCTAATAATTCAGAGTATCTTGCTTTTTGTTCATTAGTAAAAGCAAATGCTTGTTTACTCCAAGTTTTTTTAAGTTCTAATAATTCTGTAAGATCGGCAGATGAAGTCATAATGTTTTTGTATTATATAAGGGGAACAATTTAGAGGGCTGGTTGTTAATAATCTGGCAACCTTCCCTCTTGAGATTTATACATCTTTGATAATTTATCACCACTCTCTTCAATACCAGCAATATCATCATACTGGGAATAATGCTCAATAACTTTACTTTCACGCTTTTTAATAAACTTTAATTGATGCCAATGTGTATCATAACATAACAA